TCTGATTTTCCCATGATACGCGCCGATAAACGGCGCGAGTTCCTGTATTGCGGACATCGGTGCGCCTCCAATCGCAGATTGTATTGTTATTTCTTACATTTTCCGTGTGAAAACGCAAACTATGAGAAGAAAACGCAAAACTCGGGCTTTTCTTACAAACATTATCTGGTACAATAAAAACGTAGCAGATAGTTCCTGAATCCGGCATCTGCTGAAATGGCCCCACCGTATGTTCCAGATACGATGGGGCCGGTCAAACCGAATATTATATCAAATCATCAGTCCCATAAACTGTACACCATCGGATTCCTGATCCCCAAAAATAACGCGGTCTGTTTGTTCATAATACCATGTTGATTTTTAGAACAACCGTTCTATAATAAATGACAGGAGGAAAAAATATGGAGTGCATCAACATCCGGGTAAACAATGGGAAAGTGGACGTGACAGTAGACGGTGCGAAGCTGACAGACGTGCATAGCGTCAGCGTGGACTACATCAAGGGCATTCCGCTCCTGTTTGCCTGCGTCGCGGACGTAGGCCGGGAGCAGGACGAGCGGCGGGAGCCGAGGATCCTGCACTAGTCATAGTACTCCCGGTTTTGTAATGTACTATAATTTTATCACCAGAGTTTTACAGGCTCAAGGTCAAAACTGCACAAAAAGAAACGATAGAATTTGGAAGTTAAGAAAAGGAGGGCGCAAAATGCTTTGTATTCAGGATGATCTGTGCTATAATAAGGGTGAAGAAATTGCGCCCGCTGATATTGGCTTTCAGTATTTAATGGAACTTACATCAGAGGAAAAACGAGAACTAATTAGAATATGGAAGGAGCGAAACAATGTTTCTGAGCAAGGAAAAGTACGATAATATTATGCTGCAGTTGTGCAGAATCAGGACTGAAATTTCTACAAAAGATGAGTGCGGAGAAGCGTGCCGGATGTGCGAACACGCGATCGGCGCGGCCAGCCCAGGCGGCGACATCGTGCTTGTCTGCGAAAAAAAGCTTAAAGCAGTTTGCAGCGACTTTAGCCCTCGGATCCTGACAGACATTTGTTCAGGAAATTCCAGAAATGTTCAGACGTAAGCATCCCGAGCAGGAATGAGATTACTGCAATCACTAGGTCATGGATTCGACTAGCCTTTGTGGACTTCTTCCGCTGATCAATATACGCCAAGTAGTCCTTCCCGCGTTCTTCTATTTCAATTGCGCAGGACGCGCCAAACGATAACACAGGGACACCATCTTTGCTGGGGATTGGGTGCAGATTTGCAAGTCCAAAATGTTTCAGCCTATTTGCGGTCTGGAAAATATCATCCGTCGCAAATATTCTGCTATCTGCCAACGCTTTAAGCATTTTTCTTTCATCTTTGTTCAACTCGATTTCCGAAAACGGAAGGTTGCTTGCATCATCCATTCTGCTTTCTCCGGTTCTTTAGCATACGCGCCATTTCGAGCAAATCACGTCGCTCATTTTCATCCGCAGAACTCCAAATTTCACGGAGTTCTGCGGTTTCGCTATCTTCGGCCTCATCCTTCGGGATGGGGTCTTTTTTTATGCCCTTTTCGCGTTCCTGCTCCAGCAGCCCGCGCACAAGCTCAATGTCGGCCTGCTCCGTCAGAATCTCCTCCGGCGTGGTTTGCAGCATGGCGCACATATGGACAGCTTCTTCGGGGCATGGAAAGTTCTTCGCACGCTTCCATTCCGTAATCCACCCGCGAGATTTTTTCATAACTGTTTCGGAAAAGTATGCTTTGCTCCATCCTTTCCCCTCTACGAGAGAAGTTACTTCTTCAATATTTGGCGTGACAACAAGACGTTTAGACATTTTGCTACCCCTTATATTCGATTAGATATGTACGCCCATGCTTAGTGCGCGTTATTGTCCCGTCTTTAGCCATGAAGTACAAAATTGTTGAGATGTCGTTTTGAACGACAGGATCAAAGCGTTTATACAAATCCGTTTGAAGAATAGAATGGCTTTCCGAAAGAACGCTCTCAATTTTTGACTTTAAATTGTTGGTTTGTGAAATATATAAAGATTCTTTTGCGGATAATTGGTCTTTGTTTTTAAGCAACTCTTTTAACTCGCATTCAAAGCGATCAACATAACAAAAATCTGCATCTTTTGAATTGTGAGCGTGTTCCCACATCTCAGAAAAATAAGTTTGGTATTCTGGACCAAGAGAATAGCATTTCGATTTAAGACTGTAAAATGCAGCAATAAGCTTTTGCAATGTTTCAATTCTCTCGTTCAGTAGAAGCTTTGCATTCAACGAAACGGCGCAATTTTCCATATAACTTTCTATTGGACGGATTTCTTTTTCAATCATCATGTATTGCTCTAACATATCCGATTGGCTTTTGCTGGGGCTGTTTATGGTGGGGCGCTTGTCTTTGGATGAAGCTTGGCGCATGACGCTTTTTTGCTTTTTTAGAAACCACATAAAAACCTCACAAAAAAAGTCAATCCAATTTGTACAACATTTCATTGTAAGCATTGTTGACATACGACATAACGTTGTATATAATATGCTTACAGAGCTTAATCAAGGCAACAAAAAACTAAGCCCCATCCGAATCTTCGTTTTGCGGGCGTATGGACAATATTTTGTTGGCTGACACTTACATAATAACGGCTATACATGGTTTTGTCAAGATAAAGCTCTTAATTTGGCTGCGGCGTAAAGAAAAGCCGCCCGTGGTTCGTTCACGAGCGGGTTTCCCCAGAGTTGTTTACCAGAACGCGCTGCACAGGATGGCCGTCTGCATTACTTCGCATCCGTCCGAATTGGTAGAGTTCTTTCCACCGGCTTGGCAATGCCATCCTGACACAAAACGAACTTGCGCTTCTATGGACGCGCCGCTCACTTTGGCAGTTCTGGCGCTGCCTCTTGCCCTAACGCATCACGCCGTTTCTTTGGTCTGGAACTGGCAAGTTCAAAAGTTTGGTCATGAAAACCACCTCCCGAATTTACCTAAAAGGGCTAAAGACAGTATAGCACGTCTGGGGCGCTGCGGTCAACAAAACTTAATTAAGGAATGGAGGAATGAGCGATTGACATTGAAAGAGCTTCGGGCGCGGGCCGGGCTTCTGCAAAAAGATGTTGCAAGGCGAGCTGATGTCTCGATCATCGCCGTCTCGAATTGGGAGCTCGGTAAAAACGGAATCGCCCGGAAGTACAAGAAAAAGCTCGTCCGTCTCTACGGCTGCACGCCGCAGGAGCTGGACGAGGCAATTGAGGGAAGCAGAAAGGAGGAAAAATGACGCTGGATGATATCCGGGCAATGTCAAAGCCTACAATCCTCGCAAGCGAGGCGGCGCAGGTGCTCGGCTGTGACCCGCAATGGCTTCGCTTGATGGCGAGGGAACGGCCTGAAAAGCTGGGCTTCCCGGTTTGCTGCACAAGCAAGCACAGAGTAAAGATCCCGAGAGAGCCGTTTTTGCGGTTTCTCGGAGCATGAGGAGGAACAAATGAAAGTCAGATTAACATTTTTGGAGCCGGTTCTTGGCACATGGCCGAGCAACGAGAACATTGCGCGTGACTTTATCGCAAGCAAGGCCCCGGACGCAAGCACGATTGAGGATGAGATTGCAGCGCTCGGCGCGGACGCTGTCGCCGAAAAGGGCAAGACCGTTTTCCCGCGTACCGACGGACAGCCGATTCTGTACGATTATCAGATCAAAGGCTTTTTCAAAGACGCCTGCGGTATGCTGGCACGCGTGAAATCCAAGAAATCCAGCGCCCTGAAAGCCTATAAGAAAATCATCGACGGCCTGATCTTTGTAGAGCCGCGCATGATTCCCATTGAGATCAACGGCGAGATCGGCGAATGCCAGAGACCGCTTCGCGCACAGACCGCACAGGGCGAGCGCGTGAGCCTCGCAAACTCCGAGGAAATCCCGGCAGGAAGCTCCATCGAGCTTGATATCGTGATGCTCGATGAAAAGGCACACAAGGAAGCAGGGCTGGAATGGCTGGAGTATGGCCGCCTGCGCGGCATCGGCCAGTGGCGGAACTCCGGCAAGGGCAGATTTACCTACGAGGTTCTGAATGGTTAAGTGCAAGGGTGAGGCCACGCAGGGACTTGCGAGGGAAGCGCGTCGCTGAGAGCGGCGGTGAACGGCAACGGAATTGCTTCGTACCGATGGGCGTAGATGCGCAACGGCAGTGTTTAGCGGTGATAGGCGTAGCAAAGGAAAGGCACAGTAAGGCAAGGCGTGGACAGGCGCAGCAAAGGAAAAGCATGGAGACGCTCAGGAATACAATGAACTGCAATGGCATCGCGTGGCACGGCACCGCAACGGCACGGCACCGCAATGGCATTGCAAAGCTTAGCTCGGCAATGGAATGGCATAGCACGGAAAAGACTGGCAAAGCAGGGGCAAGGCTAAGCACAGCACCGCTTAGCAGCGGCAACGAATTGCGAAGCAACGAACAGAAATCGAAAAAGGAGAGGATAGAAGGAGGATGCAACATGGCGGAAGTGAAGACCTACACCCTGACGCTGGATGCGCAGGAGCTGCATGATCTGATCGAGGCGGCGCTGGTCCGCGAGTGCCAGGCAGCGC